CATGGACTGTGTCTACCTATTACAAAAAGTCTTGCGAAGAACACGAACACTACTACAAAGGTGATCAAACTATCACTAGAAAAACTGGATTTCGTGGCGCCACTTTTATCGTTGAGACCAGCGATGATAACCCACCAGAGTTTGAATTTGATTATGTACCTGGTGGTGATGGCAAGCTTGACAGTATCAACATGTACGACTGCTGTGTCAATAACATAGAAAATGTTGAACTAGACAACATGTGGGACGGTTGTTGGGAGGACATTGAGTTTCCTGACGACATGGATGAGGAAGAACAAGAACGTCTAATGGAGCTGTTTGAAGAATCTAGCATATATGAAGTGCTAGAAGAAAATGAAGGTTGGAGTCAAAATGACACAGATGCCTGGATTTGGGGGCCAATCCTTATTCAGGACCAGGATGGCAATCAAGTCAAAATTATCTGTGCCGATCAAGAAGGTAATGTAGTAGAGTTCCGAGAAGATGACGATGAAGAAATCACCTTTGACGAACTGACAAAAGTAAATCCTGCCGACGAATCAACAGTGGTCAGCAGTATGGCCGCGTGGCCATTTCCAGACATAAGGACTAACATGAAATTAAGCGACAAACTAACTAAAGTGAATGAAAGTTTTACCATCAACATGTACGACAACGGCTACATGCTTGAAATCGCCGGCCGTGATGGCAGCGACAATTGGGCTGCTGCCAAGGTATTGGTACAAAGCGTAGATGAGCTACTGGACCTAGTCAAAGAAGCAACACAAATGACCAGAGAGTAATATGAAAAGTGCAGCTGATCTAACTAGCGAAATTATTAGCCGTGCTCAATCTATGCGCAGCTACAAAGTTCGATTGCGTGTAGATGATGGTTGGTTGCCACACGGTCCTGTGCCTTTTGATATTCATATCAAAAACGGCATAGCCACTTTGACTATCATAGCTGAAAGTGAAAAACTGGCCAGAGACCAAGCCAGCATCTACATGGAAAGCGAAGACTGGTTAGATTAGCTGCTAAATATTCGCCTCACAGCGGCCTTTCTGGCATTCATCCCGCTATACAAATTCTGCAAGCCTATGCTAAAATTTAACATAGGAGAATTCAATGTACCTTACGGAAACGTACCCAACAAGAGTTTACAAATATACTAGCACCAAAGAGTATCACGATGCATTTCCTTGTGCCTATCGCCAATGGCGTGCGGATAGTCACTGCAATCTTATTCATGGTTATAGTTTTTCAATGAAGTTCTACTTCGGCACAGACAATCTAGATGCTCGTAATTGGGCGGCAGACTACGGTGGGCTGAAAGAACTCAAAGCCTTCTTAGAAAGCCAATTTGATCATACCTTGATTGTAGCGCAGGATGATCCAGAACTGGAAACATTCATGATGCTACAAGAAAAACGAATGGCCAAGATTGTAGTGCTGCCAAGAATGGGTTGTGAAGGACTTGCTGACATGCTGTACAAGTATGTGAATGGTGTTTACATTCCTGACATGTGGGGTCCAGGTGAAGCTGAAAGACTTTGGTGCTATCGAGTCGAAGTTAGAGAAACACAAAGCAACATGGCATTCAGAGAAGGACATAGAGAATGGGGTGAGGATCTGTTTGCATGAACTATCATGCACACATCTATTGGAAGCACATAGGACAACGTGTGCAAGCCTTGTCTTTGCGTTCGCAGCTTGAAGCTTTGGGCTGCAACTTGGGCAAGATTCATGACAAGCCCATAGGGCCGCACCCTTTGCCAATGTATCAAGCCATGTACGATAGTTCCAATCAACAAGCAGTAGAATCTCTGTTGCAGACTCAAACTATGAGTATTCTACTTCACGAAGATATAGGTATTGATCATGTGCGCGATCATACTGAAGGGGCAAGATGGATTGGAACTCCTTTAGAATTAGACTTGGTATTTTTAGAAAACTTTCAAGAGTAATATGGATCCACAAATACAAGAAGCACTAGACATCCTACAAGAAGAATGCGCCGAAGTTATAGTTGAAATCAGCAAGTGTCGTAGATTTGGTCTTGATTCAATGCACTACAAGACTGGTGTCGAGCATCGAGCTATGCTCGAAGCAGAAATTGGTGATATGCTAGCACTGGTTCACATTCTGGTTGCTCAGGGCATTTTAAGCATTGATAATTTAGAGCAAGCAGCAGACAATAAAAAAAGAAAACTTGAACAGTGGTCAAACATTTTTAATACACAAAAGGCAACCGATGAGTAATTCACATCAATATCGAATAGCTATTTTACTTCCAACTAGAGGCCGTACTGACATGCTCAAACGCAGTTTAGAAAGCCTAGTCAGTAAGGCCAAAGATCCAGCGTCAATACAGTTCATACTTGGCTTTGACAACGACGATACCGACAGCCAACAATACTTCGAACAGCAGATCGCACCTGTGATCGATGACAGCGGAGCTGGCTGGGAATTCTATGAATTTCAACGACTGGGCTATGATCAACTACATCTTTATGTAAATCAATTGGCCAGTTACGCCGATGCTGATTGGTTTATCTTCTGGAACGACGATGCTGTCATGATTCATGATAACTGGGACGAACAAATCTGCGCTCATACCGGTCAGTTCAAAGTGCTAGCGTTTGATACACACAACAAGCATCCATATAGTATTTTTCCTATAGTGCCCAGTCAATGGTATCGTATCTTGGGGTTCTTGAGTAGGCATCAACTCAATGATGCATACATCAGCCAAATGGCCTATCTGTTAGATATTATGGTGCGTACAGACATCAAGGTCGAACACGATCGATTTGATCTAACTGGCCAAAACAAAGACGCTACCTACGAAGAGCGCAGGCTCTATGAAGGCAATCCGTCCGACCCTAGAGACTTCAATCATATCTCAATGGTGACCTTACGCAGCGCAGACACAGACCGTATAGCCGAATGGATGAAGTCTGAAGGCCTCGATACATCATATTGGGACAATGTCAAAGCAGGTCGTCAAGACCCCTGGGCCAAGATGCGAGCCAATGATGTGAACAAATTTTTAGCGTTGAGTCAATGACAAAATTAAATCTATCACAGGTTATAGAACGTATCCAATCAGAACCTTTAGAAAAACTAACTGATCCGGCTTATCTTGAGTTTAGGTTACTGCCTGAACTTGGATTGAACGACAGACACATGCATCAATACCCAAGCAGTCTGCATCCTTACTGCGGTATAGGTATCGATAGTTGGCAGTATCCCAATCAGTTTAGTCGTTACTTGCACTATCTGTCTAGTCAAAAAATTAACAGCTATGTAGAAATTGGTTGTCATAAAGGCGGTACTTTTATCATCACAGTGGAGTATCTGTCAAGATTCAACAAGATTGAACGTGCTATTGCTGTTGACAACTGGCCTAGAGATATCATGCGCGAATACTGTAAGTATCGCCCCGAAGTTGAATATCTAGATACCAGCAGTCAAAGCAGCAAGTTTTACGATGCCTATGGCAGACACAACTGGGATTTGGTTTTGATTGATGGTGACCATAGCTATAAAGGTGCCACCGATGACTACAATCTAATCAACGGTCGTGCTAGATTCATAGCGTTCCATGACATAGTAAACAGTCTATGCCCGGGCACACAGCAGATCTGGGCTGACATGCGTAAACAATATCCGGCCGATCAGTTGCACAGTTGGACTGAACAGTACGATGAAGTGTTGCTGCGCATGCGCGGCAGTATTATGGGCATTGGGTTGGTAGCCACGTGACATATGATTATCTGATTGTGGGCGCTGGCTTTTATGGTGCCACTTTTGCAAGACTACAAACCGACTTGGGTCGACGTTGTCTGGTAATAGATCGAAGAGATCACATAGCCGGAAACGCCTATACCTATCGTGTAGATGACATTGATGTACACAAGTATGGCCCACACATTTTCCATACTGACAACGATGAAATTTGGCAGTTTGTAAATAGATTCGGACGGTTCAACAACTTTATCAATCGTCCAAAAGCATACGTGAATGGTAGGCTGTACAGTCTACCATTCAACATGAATACTTTCAAAGAAATATGGGGCGTGGTAGTACCCAGACAAGCCGAAACTATCATAGAAAGTCAACGTTTGAAGCTGGACCGAGAACCGGCCAATCTTGAAGAACAGGCGCTGTGCCTGGTAGGTCGAGACATATATGAATTACTGATCAAGAACTATACACAGAAGCAGTGGAACAGACACCCTAGAGATTTGCCTGCCGACATTATCAAACGACTGCCGCTGCGATTCACCTATGACGACAACTATTTTAACGATCGTTATCAAGGTTTACCTGTGGAAGGCTATACCAAACTTGTGGAAACAATGCTGGATGGCATAGAAGTCAAACTGAACTGTAACTACATATTCAATCGCGCAGAACTCGACTCATTGGCCAAACGTGTAGTCTATACCGGTGGTATCGACGAATACTTTGACTATGATTTTGGTACGCTGGCCTATCGTGGGCTAAAATTTGAAACTGAAATTTTAGACATAGACAATCTGCAAGGCAATGCAGTGATCAACTTTCCTGAATCCAGCTGTGCCTGGACCAGGGTGATTGAACACAAACACTTCAATCGCAGTCGTTCTGAACGCACTGTCATTACCAGAGAGTATCCAGCTGAATGGTTTCAAGATCAAACTGCTTACTATCCAATCAACGACAGTACCAATCAAAAATTGTTCAGACGCTATCAAGAACTGGCCGAAACACGTAAAAATGTTATATTTGGTGGTCGCCTGGCCGAATATAGATACTATGACATGCATCAAGTAATTGGATCGGCAATGGCTGCTGTACGACGCACACAACAAGGAACCTTATGAAAAATTATCTAATAGGTGCAGTTAGACCTGTAAGCACTACCTGGGGCTATTGGAAAACACAAGAAGAAGAACGCATAGCTGTGGAAACAGCCAAACGCTATGAAGCCATGTACGAAATCAGTCGTGCCAGTGCTAGAAAGTTTTTGCAGGGCGACTGGGAAGAAGTAAAGTTTACAGCACCAGTGCTAGATGCCAGACAGTATCAGATAGCGCAGTGGTATGTGATCAAAGAACTCTGGTACAAAGAACCCTGTAATATTCTAGCCATGGGCGCCGACACTTTGTTTATCAAACCTGTAGAAGTGTTCGGTCGTTACGACAAAATGATGATGTTCAATTATACCGATCCAAGATCACATGAAGAATTTGCACATTACTTCAATGATGACATTAGGTATTATCCTGCAGACATGGACCGTCGTGTATGGAATCTAGGCGAAGAAAAAATGAAAGGTTGGTTTGATCATGCTGA